GTATGAGATATTAACAGATGTCAGAGATTAAGGTAAACAATATACAAGGTTTAGAAGGAACTCATGGTCCTGTAATTTCTGGCACTGTTGAGATGAACTCTACTGGTGCAATGTCACTACCAAGAGGTGATACCACCTATCGTGGTAGTAGAGGAACTGGTATCTTTGCCGGTGGTAGAACACCAACAGGTCTCAAAGAGGGGATGGATAAATTTACCATCTCTACTTTAGGTAATGGTCTTGATTTTGGCAATTTAACTACTGTAACGGCAGAATTTGGTGGTTGTGCATCATCTACTCGTGGTATCTTCATGGGTGGTGAACAATTTCCTGCCAATATCAATACCATACAATATCTTACAATATCTCAACTTGGAAATACTTTTGACTTTGGAGACTTAACTTCGGTAAGAAGAGCAAATACTTGTCTATCTAATAATGTTAGAGGTATTTCACTAGGAGGAAATACCTCACCAGACACAGGTGCTGGAGGTAAAACTGATATTGATTATATAACTATTGCAACAACAGGAAATTCATCCAAGTTTGGAGATTTGACAACAGATTCATCATATGGTATGGCAGGTGCGTCAACAACCAGAGGAATCATTGCACTAGGAAATAATCCATTTATATCTCCATTTGGACTATATACAAATATAGTGGAGTATATAACAATATCTACTGAAGGCAATGCACAAGACTTTGGAGATTTGACAGTATCAAGAAGAGAAGGTGCAGGTGCTTCTAATTCCACAAGAGCAGTAATTTTTGGAGGAAATCAATCTCCAAATACTACAAATGTTATTGATTATATGACGATTGCAAGTCTTGGTGATGCAATAGATTTTGGTGATTGTATTAATGGAAGTTCTTTATCAAATGCGTGTTCTTCACCAACTAGAGCAATTTTTGGTGATATGACTAGTGATGGTGATTCTGTTTCATATGTAACTATTAACACTCTCGGAAATGCACAAGATTTTGGTAATCTAGATCTTGCAAGAAATCAAACTGCTGGTTTTTCTGATTCACATGGAGGTATAGGATAATGGGATACGGTGGCGGCGGTGGAGGAGGCGGTGGAGGCGGTGGTGGCTCCGGCGGTTCTGGTGGTTCTGGTGGAGCAGGAGGTGGTGGTGGAGGTTACACCACAGTAGGAGGTGGAAGTGCCTTCGGTGGAAGTGATGATTTTGAACTTCCCTCTTACAATCAAGCACCCGCAGGATCAATCAGATTTAATACTGACTCCAAGAAATTAGAAGTTTACATACTCGGACCCGTTTCTGATGGAGTAACTCCCAACGGAATATGGATGGAAGTTGATAGTTGGTCACCAGATTTATTGACTGGTGGAACTCGTGGATTAATGATGGGTGGATACAATCCAAGTAATACATATTTGGATGAAATTGTTTATATTAATATAGCAACAACCGGAGATTCACTATCTTTTGGCGAATTAACGGTATCTGATAGAAATCATGTTAACATGGGAACTTCTGACAGAACTAGAGCAATTTCTGCTGGTGGTCAAAAACCTGGTGCTATTGTATCTGATATTGAATATGTAACCATGGCATCTACTGGAGATGCAGTAGATTTTGGTGCAGATTTAACAGGAACAAAATATGGTGGAGGATCTTTATCAAATGGCACCCGAGGAATATTCATGGGTGGACATCCAGGTAGTGAAGGAACTGATGTTATTGATTATATTACCATAGCATCAACAGGTGTTGCTGCACAAGATTTTGGAAATTTAACTCAGTCATCTCAGTATCCTGCCGCAACAATGTGTTCTTCTACTCGTGGAGTGTATGCAGGTGGTAGATCTCATCCAAATTATTATACTAATATTGAGTTTATAACAATGTCAACGCAGGGAAATTCTGCAGACTTTGGTGATTTAACTTACGGCAGGGGGCATGGCACCCAAGGAATAACTTCTAATTCAGTTCGTGGAATAATTGCGGGTGGATATGCAGTCCCTACATATTATAATTATATTGATTATATTACGATTCCGACTCTTGGTAATGCAACTGATTTCGGAGATTTACTCTCTGTAAGAGGAGCATCAATGGGGGTATCATCTTCCACAAGATGTGTTGTAATGGGGGGAGCAGCACCTAGTTATACCGATCAAATTCAGTATGTTCAAATTATGAGCACTGGAGATGCAGTTGATTTTGGTAATTTAAACACGCAAATTACTGCTTGGGGTGCAGGAGCATCCAACGGTCACGGTGGATTGTAATCACCAAGCCCAGGATACTGCACTATAACGCTTACCTTTAGTTGCTTCCTTCACACCGTGAGGGAACAAGAAGAGAGACGGGAACATAATAATATCACCCTTACCCAGCGGGACAACATAATCATCCCAGAAGAATAGTTCTGCACCTTCATAGTCATCATTCAAGTTGAGAATGAATGAAAGGACAGGAATACCTTTCTCATTACCATCAAACAGTGAATGGATATGATCGTGGTGCTGACGCATAATCTGTCCTGGTGCATAACGATTGAAACGAATTGCACTGAACTTATTCATTATCTGCTGAGTTCTTTCGCACTGAAATGAATAGATTGCATTATATGCCGTACCTGCCTGGATCATAAAAGGTGTCAGCAGTTGTTGGTGCTCACCGGTAATGTTCTGTACATCCAGTTCCATTGTCTCTTCAGAACCAAATGAATTGGCAACATTATTATACCAAGTATGAGGACGCCATTCATTCTTTTCAATCTCTTCTACGAGATAATCACACAGATTAGCAGGAATAATACCCTTCTCTACATGAATCAAGTCACGCAGTTGAGTATCATATTTGTTCATTGAAATCATGTTAGGTGAAACGGTCATTGTACTAACTCCAGTGGTCTTGCTTGTTCACATTTACGACAAAATTCTTTTTGAAACCTCAATTTTTGAGTTTCATATGCCTCAGAACTTAAAAGTTCTTTGAGTGGTGTATCATTTATATTACCACAACTATACTCTTGATGATAATCATGGCAACAGTAGAATACATTCCCTTTGATTCCAAAGTATAAGTTGTCAAAGTATCCTGCACTACATCTTAATGGATTATCTCCCCAATCAATTGAACCGATCGGTAGTTTCTGTGTCTCACATTCCACACCCTCAAGTGTACCAGCTCTATCAATCAGTCCAGTCATACTGAAGTTAATACCAGGAGGACATCTTTGAAACTTCTGATAGACCTTCATAAACTCTTCCTTATGACTTGCACTGCCATCACCATTTACAATTACGGTAATGGGAAAGTTCAGTCTCTGTGAGTTCTCAAACAGATACATCAACTGATAGTACATCCTATACATCACGGCAGTTGATGCACCTGTAATATCTTTCCACTTCTTCTCATCTAGTGTTGGAATGTTGAGACGAAATTGTTTGATTCTCTGTGGATTTGCAATCAACCAGTCAGTCAGTTCTGTCGTAACCATACTACCATTGGAGATATGCTCATAATCAAATCCCATATCAGTCATCAACTGCAACTTATCCTTGAAGGTATCATCAAGGTTCGGTTCATTATATGTTGCAAATGAGATATCATTCAGTTCCCATGGTGTATAAACAGAACGAATTTCATTGAGAATTTTTCTGAATTGTTTCAGGGTCATGCACTCCTTCGGTGCAGGTTTATCATAGGCATTAGGACAGAACCAGCACTTATAGTTACAATGAGTATTGTTTTCTATCTGTGCAATTCTATATCCAAATCCATGAAATTCTGGTAGAGGACGTGATAATTCAGACACAACGATCTAATGGCAGATAAGTCAGTGAATTAATGTCACCCAGACTACCCTTCACCCAGGTATTGAACGACAAACTAATACGTTCAGTGTCTGATTGATTAGCAGGAACACTATGAGTCAGGTTACTTGGAAAGATAATTAACTCACCCATCTTCATTGGCAGCATGAATGTTGCACTATTAAAGTTATTGTATTTTTCATTCGACAAAGCAATATCCCGTTGTGCTCTACTACGAAACTGAATCGGTGGCAGTTGTTCATTAATAACAGGATACCACACACCACTAATCATACTATTGGGATGCACATGTTCGTGATGTGATTCACCCTTACCAGATTTATTGATCCATGATTGTGTAATTACCACCTCATCCTTAGAGCACATGATCTCCCGTGCAAACTTAAATATTTTGGACCTAATAAACTCTCTGACATTTGCCAGTTCTGGTTCATCTAATACAAAAGTATTTTCAGATTGTCGATTATAATGAATTTTGTTTGCGGCATCACCGCCTTTATTTTCTCTACGACATGGTAAATCTTGAATAAATTTAAGTTCTTTGTCATATGACACAGGATAAGGTGCAATAAGAACGGGTGTCGGAAATAATGATAGTAATTCGTCTTGAGCCATTTCTTCAAACCTAACAAAGGTATTTTACTTGTATTTTCATGGGTTGTCAAGTATAATTAGATTAGTTACCATTCAAAACATGAATTTCATTATATATTCAAAAACTAACTGCCCCTATTGCACAAAGGTCAAGAGTGTGTTAGAGTTGTCAGAGCAAAGGCATGTGGTCTATGTTTTAGACAGAGATTTTACACGAGAAGAATTTTATGAAAAATTTGGTGTAGAATCTACCTTTCCACAAGTTATTTGCAATGATAAAAACTTAGGAGGTTGTGTTGACACCATCAAATTCCTCAGAGAGCAACGAATCGTATAAATCTGTAATAAATAAAAATAATATTCATGTAAATCGTGGTGTTGAACTCTTTCTTAATGGAGGCAAAAGAAAGCAAAACCAATTTCACATCATCTTTGATAAGATGGTTTTCTTTCTAAATCGGGAAGTTACCATCTACTTTGAATTTTCTTTTAATTTAAAAAAGAAAAAGGTATCTCCCAGGAGGAAAAAAAATGTTAGCAGTTAGTTTAGTCTTCGGTTCATTTCTAACCGTACTTTTTTTAATTGTAGGAATTATAAGTGGTTGGACTGCTAGAGAATATATGATGAACTATCGGGAAGTACCAAGACCTCACCCCGAAATGTTCGATGAACAAGGAAATCTTATTCCAGATGAGGTCATAGCATTTAATTTTGAAAACTATTATGACGACAACGAAGAAAACGACGAGGACAACTAAAACAGTCACTGTGACGGCAAAATCCTCCACCAATTTAAATCTCCCAAAAAATCCTTTTATGTTCGAGATTCTGGATTTAGTTTCCAGACAAAGATCTAAAACAAAAAAGATTGAAGTTCTCAAAAAATATGAAGAACTTTCTTTAAAAGGAATTCTTATTTGGAATTTTGATGATTCTATTGTAACTCTTCTTCCAGAAGGTGAAGTTCCTTATGCAGATCCGGAAGATCAAGTTACATACAGTGGAACACTTTCTACAAAGATTGATGAATCGATTCGTAAATTACATGAAAATGGTTCTTTTTCACTGGGAGCCGGTGATTCACAAGGTAGAACAACTATTCGTAGAGAATTTAAAAACTTCTATCAATTCGTGAAAGGTGGTAATCCTGGATTGAATGGTATTCGTCGAGAAACAATGTTTATTAATATTCTTCAAGGACTTCATCCACTAGAGGCAGAAATTTTGTGTCTGGTAAAGGATGGAAATTTAGAAGATAAGTATAAAATTACAAAAGAAATCGTATCAGAAGCATATTCTGATATTCAATGGGGAGGACGATCATGACAGTTGCTGTCGAGCAAAAACCTAAACCACAAAGGAAAGAGGAGGAAATGGAAGGTATTAATCCTTCAAAGTATGGATGTGAAATTATTTTGCAAAAAACCACATTGGAAATGACAAAAGATAAGTCTTTTCCAACTGATGCCAGAATTGTAAAATACATTGATAATGGTGTTGAGTGTATCGATCTTACCAGAGGTAAGAAATCGGTTCATATTTTTGATATGTATTATGATAATTATGGTCCGGGTGCAGTAAAAGCAATTGACTTTGGATATGGTTCAGTCAATCCAAAGATGTGGGGTTATAAGGCACCCGAAAAGAAAAAACGGAAGTGAATTTCCTGAAAGGGGGAAAAAATTTCCGGAAAATTTTTAGTCTGTAGGGTTTTTTAAAAAATGAGTAAAGGATTTGATATAGATTCTGTCGATATTGAAATGTCGAAACAAGATATGAAACGCCTAATTAAAAAATATAAGAAATTAAAAAAATTTCAAAAATCCAATCTTCATACAATTGAGACACTAGGAGGAAAGGATACAATTATAGAAAAATTGATACGAGAATCTGAAGACTATAAAATGTAACACATATTACAAAACTACTTGACTATATATCTTATGGGGGTTATAATAAACCCATCGTTCAACCCCAGATTAGTATTCAGTTTGCAATACTTTTATTGGTATTCAAAGCATAATATTTGATGGGGTAGCAAGTAAGTCGCGGAACGGAGCGTTCATCCCATGATTGACTTTTATTTCTATGCAAATTTATTGTGTTCTGATGCTTTCAAGATAATTGAAAAAATCAAAATTCAAGAAAATTTGCCACCAGTAGTAAAAGTTGATTTGATTGAAACCGTAAAGGAATCATCACCAAAATGTAACTGGGACGCAAACGACTAAAGGAACGGGCCTAAAAATCCAACTACTTTAGGAGTACTACAATGAATACACTTACACTGATCAAGAAGCAGATCGAAAAGCAGTCTGCACTGCACAATGCACAAATTACTCACACTGCATATCGTGGTGTTAAGTATAATGTGAATGGTTCAGAGCAAAAAGATGCCCATGGCACCTATTGCTATCGTGGTCGCACCTACACCAAGTGAGGCAATTATGGAAGCACTACAAATCACGGGAGTAATTACCTTAGGATGTTTTGCTGCAATGTCTTTACTATATGGTGAGATCATATTTCTCAAACATAGTTGAGGAGAAATAAATGCTGAAGATCAAATTTTGTTATGATCTTCCAGAATATGATCCAGAAATTCATGATCCAGATAAAGTCTTTAGATTTTTGACGTATCGTGGAGTGTCCTATGCAAAATGGGTTTTTCTCAAATCACGAGGAACACAAAATTGGAAAATATTCGAGAGAGGTTGAAAAACCTCTCTTTTTTTATACTTATGTAAAAAAGAAACAAATGTTAGTGAATTAACACAAACAGAACTATATAATATAGAATTAGGAAAAAGCATATGAAGTGAAAAATATGCTTTTGTTATAAAAAAAATTAAATTGCGAGAGATGAAATGCATGATCGACTATCTCGTAATCAATTAGCGGAGTGGCATCATTTTGAGGAAACCGTAGACAGATGTAATGACGAATTAGATCTGATAAATGATTACTTCGATTGTCTAATTGAGTGCGATGAAGACCAAGGAACTTGTAAAAGAATTTGCAAAATTTTACTTAATACGGGGGGTTGACTACCCCTCTTTTTTTGTGTAAAATGGACAAATGCTATTCTATTTTTATGGAGAAGGAAAGACTTAAACTGATAGTTAGAAATTTAGAACTATTGGTTGACTCTCTTAAAGCAGAAGTTTATTCTGATACTGATGCATATATTGATAAGAGAGAAAATTTTGACGATCCTCCAGAATCTAAATATGGAGATTATGATGAAATTTTTAATGATGATGACGGTTACCCAGACTAAGGACTTATGACAGTAAAACTTATTAGTATCACTCCTGATGCAGAGAAAATGATGGCATATGTTGCTCGTGTGAGCAACCCTTCAAATCAGGATAATGAAAAGTATTCTGGTCTTCTGAAGTATTGCATCAAGCACAATCACTGGAGTGTGTTTGAACAAAGTTTCATGACTCTGGAGATTGAAACTACAAGAGCAATCGCAGCTCAAATACTACGCCATAGGAGTTTCACATATCAAGAGTTTTCCCAACGGTATGCTGATTCGTCTTTGCTAGGGTTTGACAAGATTCCTCTGCCTGAGATGCGTCGTCAAGACACCAAGAATCGTCAAAACTCTATTGATGATCTTGATCCGTTTGTGGTTCAGAATTTAGAATTACAAATGCAAACTCTGTTTGATTCTGCCATGGCATTGTATCAGCAGATGTTGGATCGAGGAGTGGCAAAGGAATGTGCCAGAAATGTGCTTCCTCTCTGCACTCCTACTAAAATCTATATGACAGGATCGTGTCGCTCATGGATTCATTATATCAATCTGAGGTCTGCAAACGGCACTCAGAAGGAGCACATGGACGTTGCACTGGCATGTAAGGAAGTGTTCAAAGAGCAGTTCCCGTCTGTTTCAGAGGCACTGGAGTGGATCTAAATACGTTATATTGAATTCATAGCAATGGCAACATACCCTGTAAAACATAAAGAGACTGGTGAAACGAAAGATGTTGTAATGAGCATTCATGACTGGGATCAGTGGAGAGAAGACAATCCTGAATGGGAAAGATACTATACTCCTGAAAACTCACCATCTTTTGGCGAAGTTGGTGAATGGAAGGATAAACTTCGCAAGAAAAATCCTGGTTGGAATGATGTATTATCAAAAGTGAAAAAAATGCCCGGTTCAAATATAAACAAGATTTAGTATGGCAAGAAGAAAAAGAAGTTCATCTGCAGAGCAACCCATTGGAGTTGGTCTTACTGCAAAACAGATGAAGCGTAAAAAACCATTGAGTCAAGAATATCTTGTAGATATTGAACCACTTTCTGATAATCAAAAAAGACTTTTTGATTCGTATAAAGATGGGAAGCACATTGTCGCCTATGGATGTGCCGGAACAGGTAAAACTTTTATTACTCTGTATAATGCACTAATGGATGTTCTTTCCGAGAACACCCCATATGAAAGAATCTACCTTGTACGTTCTCTTGTGGCAACTAGAGAAATTGGATTTCTCCCTGGTGACCATGAGGATAAGGCAGACATTTATCAGATTCCTTATAAGAATATGGTAAAGTACATGTTCCAGATGCCTAGTGATGCAGACTTTGAAATGCTTTATGGTAATCTCAAATCGCAAGATACAATTAAGTTCTGGAGCACATCATTTCTTCGTGGAACAACACTTGATAATTCTATTGTCATAGTTGATGAATTTCAGAATCTCAATTTTCATGAATTAGATTCCATTATCACTCGTGTCGGTGAAAATACCAAAATTTGTTTCTGTGGAGATGCACGTCAGTCTGATTTAACAAAATCAAATGACAGAAATGGTATTGTTGACTTCATGAACATCTTGAGAAAAATGGAATCTTTTGATATAATAGAGTTTGGTGTCGATGATATTGTTCGATCTGGATTAGTCAAAGAATACATCATAGCAAAAATGGAAGCAGGTTTTTAATGTTTAATCATGTTGATATTGGTCTCCCACAACTTGAAAGGGAGACTATTGATGGGGTAAGGTATTACTCTGTGCCTGATGAAGAAGAACTCCTCCGACTGGTCTCCATCACTTCGGTGACCAGTCATTTTAATAAGGAGATTTTTGTCAAGTGGCGTAAAAAAGTTGGTAATGAGGAAGCAGATCGTATCACGAAAAAGGCAACAAGTCGTGGTACGGACATGCACACTCTTACTGAACATTTCCTAAAAAATGAAGATCTTCCGACTGTTCAACCTATTTCTGATTTTCTCTTTAAGATTTCAAAAACAGACTTAAACAAGATTGACAATATTCATGCTTTGGAAAGTTCCCTATATAGTAAACAACTTGGTATTGCCGGAACGGTTGATTGTATTGCCGAATATGAAGGCGAACTAGCAATAATTGATTTCAAAACATCCAAGAAACCGAAACCACGAGAGTGGATCGATAACTATTTTGTACAGTGCATGGCATATGGTTGTATGCTGTACGAACTGACAGGAATTTCTGTCAAAAAACTTGTAATTATTATGGCCTGCGAAAATGGAGAATGCGTCGTCTATGAAGAACGAGACAAATCAAAGTACATCAAACTTCTTACCCAATACATTAGAAAGTTTGTTGCAGATAAACTGGAACTCTATGGAACCAAATAAGGAACTAGAAAAAGCAATCGAAAAGAAATTTTTAACTCCATCAAAATTTGCTCAAGAAATTGAGTCTATTGTTGCCACAGAAAAACTCAACTATATTGATGCAATAATATACTATTGTGAAATTAATGAACTTGAGATAGAATCTGTGACAAAGTTAGTGTCAAAACCACTGAAAGAAAAACTAAAGTGGGATGCGACTCAACTTAATTTTATGAAAAAAACTTCAAGAGCAAAACTTCCTTTATGACCGTGACTCCCTTTGAAACTTATCAACATTATTTGTCACTTAAAAATCACTTTACAAATCCAAAATATGACTTCTTTCGTTACGGTGCAAAAACACGAGCTACTGTAACATCTTTTAATAAAAGGAAAGATAAGTATTGGTTTGAAAAAACCTCCCGAAAATATTCGGATCAAGAAGTTGTTCAATTTCTTGTATCTAATTTTATTTCTGCAGACAACCCACAAAACCTATGGATTGGAGAAATTATCAATTCTGGAGAAAGAAACTACGCCGAATGGATGAAACGACAGCAGAGTTTGAGTTACTTGTTCAAAGAACAAATGAACGAATTGTTATCGGAAAACGAATTAGAGAGTGTCTTCAACTGTTCCAAAGGACATCCACTAATTCTAAAAAAATATTTGGCAGGAGACGTGAGTATTGAAAATGTAGTTATCTGTGAAAAGATTTTTTCTTTTCGTGAAAAATTTGATAAAAAACTGGATGACCCCGTGTGGGAAACCGTCAGTCTAAAAATTAAAAAATATCTACCCTTTCTAAATATTGATGTGTTCCATTACAAAAAACTTCTAAGGAAAATTGTAAATGAGTGAATTTTTTAATTCTGAAATTATTCAGGAAGAATTAACTAAAATCAATAGTCTTCAAGAAGCACTGTATTCTGATGCAGCATCTTTCGGGATGATGGATACTGAAGAAAAATTGGAACATATTGATATGATGATTGAACTTCTTGAAAAACAACGAGTCATGTATGCAAGATTGTCACTTTCTGATGATCCTGCTGCCGTTGAAATGAGAGAAAACTTGAAAAAATCTGTGGTTCTGATGGGATTCCCACCAGGAACAGATATGAACGTCTTGTTCTCGACTATGGAACAAACTGTCCAATCCCTCAAGGACTATATTGACGCCTGAGAGCAACCTTGCTATAATATCTAAGTCAACCAAATTAATCTAACAAAATCCGAGGTAATCCGAATGTCTTTTGCTGATCTTAAAAAGCAATCTAAACTTGGCTCCCTGACTGCCAAACTGGTCAAGGAAGTCGAAAAGATGAACACTACCAATACAGGTGATGAACGTCTCTGGAAACTGGACGTTGACAAAAGCGGCAATGGTTATGCCGTTATCCGTTTCCTCCCTGCTCCTAACGGTGAAGATCTGCCGTTTGTGAAGCTGTACTCCCATGCCTTCCAAGGTCCTGGTGGTTGGTACATTGAGAACTCTTTAACCACTCTTGGTCAGAAGGATCCCGTGTCCGAATACAACACCATGCTGTGGAACAATGGCACAGATCTTGGCAAGGAGACTGCACGTAAGCAGAAACGTAAACTGACCTACATCAGCAACATCTATGTGGTCAAGGATCCTGCCAATCCCGAGAATGAAGGTAAGGTCTTCCTGTACAAGTATGGTAAGAAGATCTTTGACAAACTGACTGCAGCAATGCAACCTGAGTTTGAGGACGAGGAAGCAATCGATCCGTTCGACTTCTGGCAAGGTGCCAACTTCAAACTGAAGGCAAAGAACGTTGCCGGTTATCGCAACTATGACTCTTCTGAGTTTGCACGTCAAGATGCACTTCTTGATGACGATGACGCAATGGAAGCAATCTGGAAAGGTCAGTATTCTCTGCAGGAGTTTGTCGCAGCAGATCAGTTCAAGGACTATGATGCCCTGAAGAAGCGTCTGGACTATGTTCTTGGTAACAAGGGCACTCCTTCCTTCCAAGATCAGGAAACTGTCGAGGAAGAAGAGAACTTCCGTCGTGACAACCGTGGTGAAAACCTTGATGACCTAAGTGAGGGTCGTGGCAAGTCCTTTAACTCTCCCGACATCATGCCTTCAAGCACTGAAGATGATGACGATGCACTGAGTTACTTTGCTAAACTTGCCGAGTGATATGAAAGGAGGGTTAATACCCTCCTTTTTTTATGATATTCTAGTATTTTGTGTTCTAATCAAATTCTTATTAATATATTGAGATGAATTGTCATATGCCATCTCAGTTCTCATATCATTTAAGAACTGTTGTAAGTAAGATGGTCTTAAGATATAAATGGTTTCTTTCTTTTCATTTTCTTTCATTTCATAAACATAGTTAGAAATCGTAGTTGTAACATTTAATCTTTCAATATAAGTTGCTCCATTTTTAAATCTGATAGAAAAATCTTTATCAACAATTCGACCTTTTGGTAAAATTAAATTGCCATCAGAATTTTTAACTTCTTTTGTTTCATAGTGATGAACATTATTAATATTTTCTAGTCCATATTTACTTACAGTATATTCATACAAGTCTTTACTAGACAGTGGCCATTGATCTCTGACATTGATGATATTGGCAGAAAGTAAAACAACCCAATCTAAATCTGATTTGCCATAGATTTCTTCTGCGATTGTATCAGGTCTTGCACCCTCTCTAATTTCGTATTTGTTAAAAATAGTAAAAATATTTTGAAGATCATCTCGAATCTTCATTCTACGGAAAATATTCTTTGCCTGAACATAACTAGAACTTGATATCCTAGTGGCAAATGGTGATTCATATTCTAAGTTTGGAAGTTCTCTAAAATAACTCATCAGAATCCTACTCCGTCTTCTTCTGTTAATTCATTATATTCTTCGGCATATACAGGGTTCAGTTCTTGGAATTGAAGTGAAAGTTGCATATGAACTGGTGTTGTATCATCATATGTCGCATAAGTTCCAGAACCGGTATAATTCACTGCCATATTCAATAATGCCATAGGTTTAAATTTATTCAAAAACTTATGATCGTTACTTCCTGTCTTATAAGCAAGTTGAAATACATCTGGAGATGCTATGAACAACCCTTCAGCTCCTACAGTTCCACTATTTTTGGCATTCATACTTCTTTTAAAAGTTCGTATAATATTTTTAATCACTCTACTTTCATTTTTATTTCTAGGTGCCAAATCAAATTGAAAGTTAAAAGATCTCAAAGTCACATTATTAAATAACAATTCCATATTTGGATTCAATACTTGTCCGGTTTGTCTTGAAATAACTCCCTGTGCATTGACGTTTGTAAATGCTCCAACTGCCTTTGCCGCAATAAATGAATTTCTTATTGTTCCGGGTATATTCATTACATCTCCAGCGAAACTTGCTGCTTCAGTAGCAAGTCTTTTTGTTGCATCAATAATATTTCCATTGTCACCAATAACGCGTATTCCCGAACCAATAGCTCTGGCGGCAAGTCCATTCAAACTATCATCACCCCAATTAACTGCATTGCTATCCTGAATATTTTCGGGAATTGGAAGAAAAATAGTTGCAAGTGGTGTTTCTATATTTGCTGCTAAAGCATCTGAAGATGTTGGTTGCTGAAATTGTGTTATAAATCCAGGCGCCTCATACTTTACGACTTTTATCTGCAAATAGTCGGTGTCATCTGTTATCTGAGCTATTGGATATCTATATTCGTCAGCCATTATTGTTTTTAGCTATTTATTGGAAATTGTTGGTTTTTTTACCAAAAGGTATTTCACGAACATCTGCAAGTTCATCTGGATAGATTTCATACAAGTTCCCTTGAAGTTCTTCCCATGTATATTGACGAACTTGTCCCCAGTGATAATTAAACCCACGAAATCCCCAACGAAAAATGTCTGTCACCGCAACAAGAGGATTCTGATCATATTGTATGTTTGGT